GGTCTTCCTAAAACTTGAGTCCGTACCGGACCCATCGCTGGAAGTAATTCTTTATAAGCTTGTGCTTGAAACTGTGTCACCGCTTCTGCGAGCACGGGGTGCGTTGCACCACTTGCTCCTTGAAACGGTTGTGTCGGGTTGGTATACTTGAAACCCAAAAGGTCTAAACCTTTAGTATAACTATCCTCCCATTCTTTTCGGGAAGCTTTATATTGCATGTAATTTTCATTTAATTCGGAGCCGAGTCTGCCTAAAGTCGTGTCATCTAATTCTTCGGCTAAATTAGACTCATGTTCCATGCCTCCTTGAGGTTGAACATTAGGATCGAAATCAACGGTTGCACCACCTTCTTCGTCCATAACAACTTCAGCGCCTTCAGGGGTTACTTCTGAAAGTCTATCTTCTTCTGTTACAACGATTTTATCTTCTGGTAATACGACTTCTTGCTCTACGTTCGGTAGAGCCTTGTCGATGCTATCTTTTTTTGCCATTTACTTTATCTCCCGAATTTACCACAGTCTTAACCTGTTTTAAAGGGTTATTCAACCCTTGTGAATCAGGACCTTTTAATGGAGGAATAAGTCTCCATTTTACATTCTTCATATTTTTAACAAGTGTTTTATTAATAGTCGCCATCATCTTTTCTCTGTTTCCATTTGTCATAGCCCCACATTCCAGCTGTGAGAGCCAGTCCGGGTAATCCTAAAAATCTTGACCCCAGCGTCAGGGTTCTTGGACTCATTCCTAATCTTAAAGCTTTTAATAACATTGGATTCTTAATTCCTTTAGAAGCCATTTCTGCTCCTGAACTTGCAAAGGCAGGTCCCATCCAATTTAATGGATCAGTGGCAATGTCGCTGTAATCGGTTCCCCCTTCTCTTTGTGCTGCTACACTAAGGGGTAAAGTGGCTGCTACCGCTAAAGGAGAGAAACTCGCTCCTAAAGCTTTTCCTAATACGCCTTTAATTCCTAAAGCTGCTCTAACGGGTCCAACTCCTTTTGGCATGGGCCCTATAAATCTATCTGCTGCAGCATATTTACCAGGTATATTTGGAGGCAGTCCTTGTCTCGTTCGGTACACTTCTCCGGCACCAGGGATCGCGCCTGCCGCAGTAGCTCCAGCTAATGCTGGCGTTTGCCATTTTAAAATTTCTTCATCAACTTTTCGAGGTTCTCCTTCTAGTGTTGCAAGAAGCATCCCTTTCATTTGATTTTCATTCGTCAAATAAGTATTAGGATCATCAGCTACAAATTGTTTCACTAGCGGTTCTGCCGCTGCTCCTGCTGCAGCAAGTGCTGCATAGGGCGCCGCTTTCACTCCGCCTCTACCCAACATACTTAAAAATCCTGTAGCTGCATTTTTAACTTTGCCAATAGCTCCTGTAGTTCCTTCTAAGGTTGCAATTTTATTGGCTGATCCTACTGGATCTCTTTTAATTGTTTCAACACAACCTGCAACACTTGATCCTACCGCTTTAGCAACTACGGCTCTACAAGCGACTGCAGAATTCTTAACCGTATTAGCAAAATCTAAAATAGTTTTTCTTACAGGACTATCTTTAGTCAAAGTATCAAACGCAATATTTCCTTCAGGTGCTAATTTAGCAATAGACTTCATTGGATTACCACCAATCGCTTTTAAATTTCCAGCTTTATCCATTTGTTCAAAATAAAGAAGTCCTCTTAACTTTCGAGGAATATCATTACTATATTTTCTTGCTTTAAAATTTAATTTTTCTAATTCCTTTTCCCAGCCTGATTTTTGTCCTCTGAATACTTTTCTCTGCTCATTCAAAAGACTATTTCTTATTTCCTCGTAGGGTTTTAATTTCACAGAGTTCGTGATTACATCCGTATAGGTTATATTTGCTAAAGCAGGAGAAATAGACTTAGCACGCATATGGTGCAGAGGCATTTCCATGGTTCCTTTTAATTTCTTAGTTATCCACGTTGGGTCCCCCTTTCTTTTGACAGCTTCCATCGCTCTTCTTTTAGCTAAGGATTCTGCTTCAGTAAAAGTAGGATGCTCGGGTAATTTTAAAATATCATTCGCTACACGATTAACTTGTCGACTAATTACCGTCTGCGAAGTTCCAGCAGGGAAATATTTAGCAAAATCCATAATCTTCATGGTTGCCTCAGGACCGACCCTCGCTCCACTTCTATATTTTTTAATATCAGCAAAAAGTTTCTTTTTATCCGCAGCAGAAAGAAACTTTTCAACTCTTTTGGTCTCCATAATTGTTTCAGCTGCTTTTGTTCGAGCTTCAGGTTCCCATTTTGCTTCACTAACTGTGGCAGTCAAATTAGCTTTTTGTAAAGTACGTCCAATGTGAGACTGTAGATTTTTAGCAGATTGTTTAGAGTCCGTAATTAATTCTGCAATCTCTGTTGTTTTAGGAGGACGCCCTAACTCAGTTTTAAGTTGTTTATGGATTTGAATAATCTCATCCCTTAACCCTCCTCGCGGTGTGGATAAGGAGAGTTTATTTTTTTCTAAAATTCTTTTAATTTTCTTTAAATTAACTCTTGTTTTTCCTTTAGAATGCATTTCCCATACAGTAGGATTTCTTTTAAGTGATTTTTTAAGTTTTTTATAAAGCTCAAGTAGTTCCTTTTCGCCTTTTTCTACTGTACGTGCTTTAGCTAAAAAAGCTTCATAGGCTTTCGTTTTAATTCTACGTCTTCCTTCACTATAGGTTGGATCTTTAACTTGATAAAATTTTGTACCTGAAAAATCTCTCTGAAGAGGAGTTATCCATTTTTCCGCCATTATACCTCCAAGATCCTTGCGAGACCGCCATGGGCAAATGCCGGAGTTAATTTAATATTCTTTAAAATCATTTCTGCAAATTCCTCAGGACGGGCTGCACCAAGATTGACGCTTTCTAAAAAGTCATCATAAGCCGACATACTTCGTCCGTAGTATTTTGCCATCATGTCTAAAGGTTCGCCTTTTCCTTCTTTCAACATAAACAAATCTTCAGGACTCAGTTTAAGTCGGGTATCTTTGAGTAAAAGATTTCGAGCAATGGCTCTGGACATACCGGTTTGCATATCAAGCGCGCCTGCATAAGCTGCAGCATCCCCGGGCCCTGGTTCCGGGAGCCTGCTCCCTAGATCGTCCGCGAGTTGATTCCGAAATCTTTCATTACTTGCCTTACTAAAATCTTTAATCGTTCCCTCTGTTTTTATGCCGGTGATCCCTGAGCCCTGTTTCGGGAACTGGGAAACCGTCGCCATCGGTAATGGAGGCGGATTTAAAATTTTGTTAATGCCGGTTAGGTTCTCGGTTAAAATTTTGAGTTGAATATCGTTTAATTTACCTGCGGTTGCAAAACCCATGGCGTCTTCGACAGCAGGAATCATTCCGGGTCCCAGCTGCTTCATGGAGGCTTGGTCGATTCCGGCTAAAGGGCGCTGGAACAAGGGATTCTTCGTAGGGCCTGATCCCAAAAAACTAATATTGGTTTTCGTTCCCATAAATTTACTTGGGTTCGCTCCAATTCCTTGGGCCAATTTCATTAAATTCTCTAATACTAATTTCCTAGCCATAGTAGGTTACATTTCCTCGTTCAATTTTCTCATCTTTGTAATCTTCAGGGTGTCCAACAAACGCTCCGCCTCTTAAACGCATAATAGCTTGAGTTGTTGAGTCCACATAGTCATCATAATCGCCATGAGGAAAAGCGGCACACTCTTCAATTACTTCTTGTGCAAAATGTTCGTGTTTCGGAGCCCAAATCTTTCCCGCTTCGAAAAGTGGGGCGATCGAATTCACTCTGATATGCTTATCATTTCCTTTCGACGGCGTAAAGTTAATAACGGGGATGTCCATCTGTCTCAACTCGTGTGTGAGAGGGATCCCTGATGCCTTTGCCTCGATCAAGACGATATCCGGACGCCAGTAGAGATATTCTTCTTGAGCTTTTCTTCGAAGTTCGGGGAACTCGTACCGATCTTTAAATGCGTTGAGTAAAATTACGTTTTGACCGGTATCTTCTGTTTCAAAAACACCCCAAGTAGTAATAGCGGAGTAGTCCGCCGTTTCTTTTTTCATAAATGCCGTATCATACGACTGAATAACGAACATACACTTTGGAGGTTCCTTATGTTTCCAATTTCTCCACCAATCTCGTTTTATAATAGCTCCTTCTTCTGAAGTTGGAGCTTGCATGTACTGTGCATTCCATTTTCCAATACTGATTGAAGCTTTAACAGCTTCCAATTCATCTCGTTTCCAATATTCTGGCCAAACAGGTTTATCATTAGGAAGGATAGCTGGAAATTCTACAACTTCCCACTCATCTCCCTTCACATCTGATTGAGCTTTTAATAAAGCTCCTGTTAAATCTCGAGTAGACCATCTGGTCATTACTAAAACGATTCGACCACCGGGCTGAAGACGTTGTCGGGGTCCAGAGGTGTACCATTCATATGCTTTATCAAAAGAGTCCCTGCTTAATAAATCCTTTTCTTTATGTGGATCGTCAATGATTAATAAGTCAGCACCTCTTCCTGTCATGGCACCTCCGACCCCTACCGCAAAGTACTCACCTCCTTGCGCTGTCTCCCAGCGACCCGCTGCTTTCGAGTCTTCTTGCAGCGAAGTTTCAAAAATTTCTTGATATTCAGGGGAATCAATTACGTGTTTGGCTTTTCTTCCAAACCGTACTGCTAATTCCGCTGTGTGGGTAGCTTGAATAATTTTTAATTTTGGATTTTTTCCAATCATCCAAGCCGGCAGGTAGTTAGATGCAAATTCTGACTTCGTATGCCTAGGTGGCATGTTAACAATTAGTCTTTTTATTTCTCCATTTGCAATTTTGTTAAATTTTTCAGAAATTATTTTGTGATGATGACCTGAAATGAACTCTGGCCATATAAATTTTATAAATTCTAAAAAATCCTTACTGCATTTCTCTTTGGTTTCTAATTGATCGGCTTTTAAATAAGCTTTTAGGTACTCTTTTTGTTCGTCTAACGGTAATTTTTTAATAAATTCTAGATCAGCTGTCATTTATGGGACCCTATTTTCAAAAATACTACCATGAGTCTCTGAATTAAGCAATAAAGGGTAAAGTTGGGACCCCTTTTTTTCTGTTTAAGGGGGTGGGCCCTCCCCATGTGGTGGGCCCGGCCCCTGGATCTGGGTCCTACTTCCCACCCCCCTCCCGCTACCGGGAGTCTGGGAGGGGGGTGGGGGTGTGGGGGTGGGCCCGCCCTGTTGCCATTGTGCAACACACACGAATAAAGTGAGTAATATGGAAAGATTTAGCTTGACACACCATTGGTAGTAGGTATGCAGTTTTTGCATGATACTATGGGATATTAAGGGTTGACAGACATTTAGAACTGGGCGATTTCTCGCCCAGTTCATGTATAACTATTGGGATAGTTATTCTTTAATATTAGTTTAAAACGCTATCAATATGATTTACGTCTAATGTTGCAGTATCATTGAACTCCCATTTAAAACTAGCAGTTCTATACTGTGGCTTGCCGAATTTTTCAGTAGCCCAGATATCCAAATAATTAAAACATGGATATCCTTTTTTAGAAATAAACTCACCTCTTGCAACGCCATCAAGTTGACCTTTACGTTCAATAGTCTCACCATATTTCGTTGCGTAGTATTTAATGTAAAAGATAGATTTAGAATGGGAGTTCATCTTTTTCCTCCTTTATACTTTCTAGTCTTTTAGATTGTATTATTAAGTAAGATACTTTTGTGTCTTCGTTTAAAGTATCAAGTGCCGCTTTTTTACTTTCTGCGGTTTCTTGCGTATTAGCTATTTCTGAAACGTCAAACCAATTCTCTCGGTCATGCGCCCAGAAAGTTCTTTTAACAATTAGCCAAACGTCTTTTGACTTTACTTTGATTGTCATATTATCCTTTCTTTTGTTATACATGGGATAATACTATTATATCCCATGTATAAAGTCAAGGACTATTTTTGTTGTGATTGTTGTTGATTATATTTTAATCTAGCCGCTATTTTTTGTTCTCTTGATATGTTTTTATTTTTCATACCTTTTATTCTATCAGCAAGATTTTTTGGATT